ACAAACACAATCACAAACACAACAGGAAGTAAAGCAGTAAACATAGTAACAACTGCTACAGGTACTATAATAGCATCTTACGTTCAGATATACAAAGGACAAGAGCAAGTACTAGATACAAAAGATTATGCAACTGTAAAAGGTGCTGAGAAGTGGGCTAAAAAAATGTTAAACTAATGGAAGAATTTAAAGGAACTAAAGGTGATTGGAGTGTGGGTAAGACTAAGCACTCAAAAAAAGAATTTAAAGGCGGTCATATTTATGTAGATGCCAATACACATAATCAAATGATTGAGGTTAATTTTTCTCCATCTAGTCAAATTGAGGCAATAGCCAACGCTCACCTTATAGCAGCAGCACCAGACCTACTAGCAGCACTGCAAGAGTTGTTAGACGTAGAACAATTAAATGTAAACGCAGTAGTTAAAGCAGATAACAAAGCAAGAGACGCAATTAACAAAGCACTAAACAAATGAAAAGCTACCACATAAACAAACAGACCAAGACCTACACAGATACCACAGTAGGACTTACAAAAGATCACCACCACATTGGTAACTTCCACAGCTTAGATGAGTTTCACACACGCTTAGATATGATGACACTAAACTTATGCGAGGGTAACGATAAACTAATAAGCCACCTAGGAGCTACACAAGCTCTACACGTACCTAAGTACGGAGAGGTTAAAGAGACTGAGGAGCTAGATGCTATGGTATGGCTATGGTGCAATCAGTGGCAGGTAAGGATAGAATTAGACTTTCAAGTTAGACAATCATTATTAAGTTGATATGAAAACAAGCATCTACAAGTACGTAAGAGAGTGCAGACGTAATAGCAGTAATGCTAAGGTATGGGCAGCTAAGCTACCTAATACAGGAAGGCTTATGTTTGCAACAGAGAAAGAGGCTGCCATATATGTAGACAGGTGGTTAATTAAACAAGGATTAGAACCACGGATATTAAAGAAAGTATGACAATCAAAGAAACGATAGAGGTGCTAACAGATGCTAACCTATACAGGAGGGATCAAGAAGTACCATCGATATACAGAGTGCCAAACGGTAAGCAGTTAGGGATAGCAATAGACACAGCAATAGAAGAACTAAAAAAGATATGACACTAGACAAAGCTAAAGAGATGGTAGGGCTTATCTTCGGTCAGGCATACGCTCAGGATAAGGATGTAGTCGCATTCTATATGGAATGTAACGAGATACTAATAGCAGAAGAGAGAGTGATAGCCTATGAGCTGGGTTATGATATAGGGTACAAGGACGCTAAAGAGAAGTCAACAGCACACGGGGCAAAGTCTTAGTTTGTCACAGGGTAGAGAGATATGAATAAACAAACAATCAAACTAATAATCATAGGACTAACAGCATTTACTATCCAGATAGTATGCTATGCCTTAGACACTGAACACGGCCTTACCATAACACTACTACTACTGTGTGGATGGTGGCTTAACCTTATAATAAGAATAAATGAATAAGAATATGAAATACATTATAATACTACTTCTGCTCATAGGATGCAGCGAGGATACACCAAGACCTAATAGAGATTGTAACTGTGGGACTATTGCTAACGATGGTATAGACAATGGATGCTACTGGCTAGAGATACGCAACAACTGTTCAGGCAATAAGAAAACCTTTTGCTTTGACCAAGACATCTGGATGGATGCTTATGTAGGTGAGAACTTCTGTGTGTACAATGAGAGTGAATGGTAAGCTATGAGATCAAGAATACCAGAGTCAGAGTATATGACATATAGGATCAAAGTAACGCAATTAGAGAACGGGCATAAAGAGTATGACCCACAAGTAAAGGTTAAGCGTCTATGGTGGCACAGGTGGGAGTCTATCCCTAACAAGGCAGGCAACACTATCCCTACTACTATTGAAGGGTATGCATTAGATAGTATAAACAATCATAAAGCTAATAACAAAGCTATGAGTGTAACATATAAATACATAATAATACTAATAGCCATCCTTGCAATAGGATGTCAAGAAGAGCCATCGTTACCAGAGCAAGAAGAGGAAGTAGTAGACTGCTATTGTGGTCAAGTAGAGGGATGGAGTGGCAGCAGTTGGACAGTAGACGGCAGACAGCTAACGTGGGGTTACAAGATTACAAACAACTGTACCAACGCTCCTTGGTTTGTTACTATGTCAAGCCCTATAAATGGAGATGAATATTGTAGAGGTTTTCAATGGTAAAGTACAAGAAGTGTATAGAGCTATTTATAGAGGGGTTATTCCTTGCAGCATTTAGTTGTGCTGTGATGACATTGCTAACATTTATAGTATTTATAATTGTACAGCTACTTAGATAAATTAACATTTGTTAATATACAGAATGACCAGCAAAGTGTACATAAACGCAAATAATACAGATATGAGAGGTAATTTGTTTTGTAAGTGTTTGACCCCTAGGGGGTGTAGAAGTTTAGAGTCTCGTAGGATGTACAACGTAGTCCCACTTTTATTCGATACGTGCGACTTTCTAGTTTACAAATGTTAACTTGCAAATACGAATAAATGGGAAAGAGAGGAATTAAGCCACAGCCAGCAGCGATAGCAAAGCAAAAAGGAGTCTATCAACCGGTTAGACATAAAGACCAAATAGCTACGCAAGGCAAAGAACTTGAATGGGTACACAATGGCATTCCAGATGCACCCGACTATTTGAATGATGGAGCTAAGCAGGTATGGAATCAGCAACTATGGGAGGCACAGAAACTATTCGGGTATATCTCTTTTATTGATCTTAAAGTATTCAGTGAATATTGTTATGTATGCTCAGAGATGGACTACCTAAAAGAGCATAGTCAGCAAAGAACTACAGAAGATGATAACGGGGTAATACGTGTTAATCCCTTGTATGTGGAATTGAACAAACTACGCAAAGACTTTATGCGGCTAAGTGGTGAGTTTGGATTTACTCCTAGTAGTAGAACACGTATAACTTTGCAGCAGAAAGATGAGACGGTAGTAGATAAATATAAAGAATTTTAATAATGGAACGAAGAATAAAAACAACTATTACTATTTGTAAAGATGAGATACCACAGGAGGGAGTATCTTTTGTAATGTATGAAGATGGGGACATAGAATGTAATTGCAAGGTGACGGCTACTAATTATGATTATACAAAAGATGGAGACTTAGAACACTGCCACGCTTTACAAAAACCTATAGGATTAATTAGTAAGGGTAAAGATTTTTTTAGTAAAGTAATAATGAGTTTGAATAATGGATAATAAAAAACTAATGCTATCCCACTTTGAAGATGCAGGCAAAGATTTAATGAGTGCTAATTGTGCTATATCATACAGAGGTAGATGCAAGTTAGAAGATGCTATCTCTTTTTTTGGTAAAAACTTAGACTACAGTAATGACAGAGAATACAATCGTAAAGAATATGAAACATTTAACCCTATAATAAAACTAGCAAATAATAAATTATGAGTAACAGAAAACCAATTTTTATAATTAAAGCAAAGCAATCATATAGCGATGCAGAAAAGTTTAGTAAATTAATGAACGATTCAGAAATTTCAAATGATTATCACGTTTTAATTTTAGACCCTATTTGCACTTATGAGCTAATATCTTTAGAGGGCAATGAAAAAGTAACTGAAAAAGAAACCTCATTTTACAAAGGAATGATAAACTATGTTATAAGACCAAATAAATAGATGGCCTACAAAACTGATTTTAGCAAAATAGATTTAGATAAGTACTACTTTGATGAGGTAGTGGCACAGTTGGCTGTAGATTATATTGAGGAAAATGTAAAGCACGTAAAGGGAGACTTAGCAGGACAGCCATTTATAATGGAGGAGTGGCAGAAAGAAGAGATAATAAAGCCAATTTTCGGATGGAAACATAAGAGCAACGGACTGAGAAAGTATACATCTGCTTATGTAGAGATCCCAAAGAAGAGCGGTAAATCTTTTTTGGCTGCTAGTATAGCGTGCATATTCTTAGACGTAGAAAAGGAGGGCGGTAGTGAGATAGTTGGTGTGGCTTGGGGACGTAAGCAAGCGGGTTTAGTATTCGAGGCTACAAAGGAAGTAATCCAAAAGTCACCACGTTTAAAAAGTAAATGTAAAATTTATCGTAACGCAATCACAGCCCCAGACCACTTAGGAGGTACAAAACAATATCAAATACTATCCAAAGAGGCAGGAGGTGAGGATGGGATAAACCCACAGCTTGCTATAATAGATGAGTTACACGTTCATAAGAACAATGAAGTACTTGAAATGGTAGAGAAATCACAAGGAGCAAGAAAGCAACCTTTGTCATTTATCATAACAACAGCAGGAAGTGATCTTTATGGCATAGGATACCAGCGACACGAGAACGCAATTAACATAGCAAAGGGAATTATAGAAGATGAAAGTCATTTAATTTGTGTGTACGGAGCAGATAAAGATGATGACCCGTATAGCCCTAAGACTTGGATAAAGGCAAATCCTAATTATAATATTTCTATAGGAGTAAGAGCTTATGAAAAGGAGGCGGCAAAAGCAAAAGTGAGCAGTGCAAGTTTGAACTCATTTAAAAGATACTACCTAAACATTTGGACTAGCTCAGTGGATGGATGGATTAATGATGAGGTTTGGCAGGCGTCTAACTGGGAATTTAATGAAGATTTGCTGCTAGATTACCCGTGTTATGGAGGCTTAGACCTTTCTAGTACCTCAGATATAACCGCTTTTACGCTAGTCTGGTGTATAGAAGGTAAGTTTTATTCTAAAAATTGGTTCTTTTTGCCAGAAGATAAGGCCGCAAACTCAGCAGATAAGAACAACATAGAGTATATTGAGTGGGTAAAACAGGGCTATATCATAGAAACTAGTGGTAACGTAGTAGATGATGACGAGGTTCTGATAGTAATAGAAGGCCTAGCCGCAAAATATAAGATAACAATGATGGCATATGACAACTATAGAAGTCATCACCTAGTACCTAAGTTTGAAAAAGCAGGGATAGAATGTATTAAATTTAACCAAGATTTAAAAACAATGACTGCACCAACTTTGGAACTACAGAAAATGGTAGAGTCAAAAAAGTTTAACCACTTTGGGAACCCAGTGCTAAGATGGATGGCAGGTAATGCCACAATAGTTACAGGCTTTGGTGGTCAAGCTGCGAAGATTCAAAAAGAAAAAAACAGACCAGAAAAGAAAGTGGATGGTATTATTACTAATATAATGGCATACGCACTATGGTTAAATGAACCCGAGAAACAAGTAACAAGTTATTATTCAAACCCAGATTTACAATTATGAAGATACCACAAGACGTTTATGATGCAATCAATAACCCAAATGAGGGATTTGATAAAATGTACTACAAATTAATTAGCCAAGGCTTAGGACAAAGGAAAGCATTCTACGCAGCACAGGATCGTGTTAATCTATTCTTTCCTAACTACCAGAGATATAATAGTTATGAGAGCTACCACATATCAAAGAATAAGCGTTATAAAGAAATGTTAAA